CGATGGAATTATGGGTGCGATGTATGACATTAAAAAAGCCCCTGGAATGTTATTAGATGATTTGAAAATGGGATACAGAGCGGGTTTGTTTAGTGACCCAGCAGAACAAAGAATAAACCTTCAAAATTTAAAAGACGCAAACGGCAATCGAATGTACACTGATTTTGAAATTGACGAATATCTTCTTCAAACAGCGGAAACAAAAGCTCGACAAGAAAACCAAACGTACAAGATTGGTAGCGGTGGCGATGATGAGCAGAGCAACATCATTGGAGAACTGGCAACCGAGGTTGTTGATCCGTGCCCCGAGGGCTACAAGATGGACCCTGTAACTAACGCCTGTGTGATAGATCCGGACATCGGCATGGGTCCTCCTGTGTTCACGCCATCAGATCCGAACGCCGCAGTTGGCGGAAGCCCAGGTTACACACAACCTATGGGCAACTTTATACCAACTCCTCTACAACCCAACCCTGTAAACCCTATGCAACAGCAGTTGAACAACATAACTAGGTCTCTACAACCACAACAGAACCAGCAAATGGCTGGCGGACTGGCTGGAATCCGTAGGTGAATTTACAAGCACTCCCCGAGGAGGCGCTAAAAGAGATACTGGCGCTAACTGAAGCCAAGAAGCGTATGGACACGCGCGAGAAAGCGCAAGAAAAGTTCATGCCGTTTGCCCATCACGTCTACGATAACTTCATCGAGGGGCGTCACCACCGTATTATCGCTGAGAAACTTGAACGTGTTGCACGAGGAGAGCTCAAGCGACTCATAATTAACATGCCTCCTCGACATTCTAAGTCTGAGTTTGCAAGTTACTTGATGCCTGCTTGGTTTCTAGGTAGAAACCCTAAGTTAAAAATCATTCAGGCTACGCACAACACTGAGTTAGCTGTACGTTTTGGTCGTAAGGTCAGAGATTTAATTGACGATCCGGCATATAAAGAGATTTTCCCAGAGACGAACCTTAAAGAAGACAACAAGGGCGCGGGCAAATGGGGCACGGACAAGGGCGCGGAATACTTTGCTGCTGGTGTTGGCGCCGCAATAACAGGCCGTGGTGCGGATTTACTGATTATTGACGACCCGCACTCAGAGCAGGACGCATTAAGCGAGAATGCATTCGATCATGCATACGAATGGTACACCTCTGGTCCTCGTCAGCGTCTACAGCCTGGTGGAACTATCATTGTTGTTATGACCCGTTGGGGAAAAAAGGACTTGACAGGCAGATTACTGGCCGCGCAGGGCAATGATGTGCTCTCAGATCAGTGGGAAGTTGTAGAGTTTCCAGCGATTATGCCCTCAGATGAGCCGTTATGGCCTGAATTTTGGGACAAAGCGGCCCTATTATCCATCAAAGCGGACCTTCCTGTAGGCAAATGGAATGCCCAGTGGCAACAACAACCGACGTCTTCTGAGTCTGCAATCATCAAAAGACAGTGGTGGCATGACTGGGAGAACGAAAAGATACCTTCGCTATCCTATATTGTGCAGGCTTATGACACCGCGTTCTCCAAGAAGCAGACGGCTGACTACTCTGCCATTACAACATGGGGGATCTTCAAGCCTGACGAGGGTGGACCGGAGAATATTATCTTGTTGGACGCTCGGCGTGGGCGTTGGAATTTCCCTGAGTTAAAAGAAGTTGCCTATGAGGAGCATGAATACTGGGAACCTGACATGGTTTTGGTAGAAGCGAAGGCAACAGGCACACCGCTTATTGACGAGTTGCGACTCCGTGGTATACCGGCACTAGGCTTTTCTCCAGGCAAAGGGACTGATAAGGTAAGTCGTATGCACATGGTTGCCCCATTATTTGAAGCCGGTATGGTATGGGCACCCATGCACGAAAAGTTTGCAGATGAAGTTATTGAGGAAGTAGTTTCATTTCCTAATGGCGAAAACGATGACTTCTGTGATAGTATGACGTTAGCACTCATGCGTTTTAGACAGGGAGGGTTTATCTCTCTGAAAGGCGAAGAGGAAGACGAACTGGAATGGAGGCCCCGTAAACGGGAGTATTATTGATGGCATTACCACCAAACATGGTCGCACCGGGTTTAAACCTAGACGACACCGCAGGGCTTCCTGAGATAGAAGTTTCAGTTGATGAACCGATGCAGTTTCCAAATGGGGCAGAGGTTATTGATGATGGCGAGGGCGGAGCGATTGTTCAAGCCTTACTAGCCGGAGAGGACAACTTACCTTCTCAAGAAGAGTTGATCCCGTTTGATGCCAACCTATCGGAGTTCTTAGATGATGGAACTCTAGGAGAACTATCAAGCGAGCTCCGTGGATTATACGACGAGGACCTAGAGTCCCGAGCCGAGTGGGAAGATGCTTATGTCAACGGACTGGATCTTCTTGGTATTAAGACCGAGGAGCGGTCAACGCCTTTCCAAGGTGCGTCTGGCATTACCCATCCGTTAGTTGCGGAGAGTGTAACTCAGTTCCAAGCGCAGGCTTACAAAGAGCTATTGCCTTCTGGCGGTCCAGTACGGACTGGCGTGTTGGGGGCAAAGACTCCTGAACGGGATCAGCAGGCTACTCGCGTACAGAACTTTATGAACTACCAGATCACGGAGATCATGGAAGAGTACGATCCAGATATGGACCAGCTTCTGTATTATCTCCCATTGAGCGGATCTACCTTTAAGAAAGTTTACTTCGACCCTACCAAACAGCGGGCGGTCTCTAAGTTTATTCCAGCGCAGGACTTGGTCGTTCCTTACTCTGCCAGCGATTTGATGACGGCTAACCGTGTAACGCATGTATTACGGATGGACGAGAACGAAGTCCGTAAGATGCAGGTTGCCGGTATGTACCGCGATGTAGAGTTGCAGTCTTCGGATGACGTTGAAGAAGATGCCGTGGAGCAGAAGGTTAACGAACTCCAAGGCTTGTCTAAGAACTACAGTGACGATGTAATGACGATCCTTGAGATGCATGCTGATCTGGACATAGAAGGCTTTGAGGATATGGATGAGGCTACGGGCGAGCCTACTGGCATCCGTCTGCCGTACATTGTTACTCTCGATCAAACCTCTGGACGCATTCTTTCTATCCGTCGCAACTACGACATGAACGATCCGCTACAGCGTAAGCGCCAGTATTTCGTACATTACAAGTTTACCCCAGGACTGGGCTTTTACGGCTTTGGTTTGATCCACATGATTGGTGGGCTCGGTAGAGCCGCTACAAGCATCCTACGACAGCTAATCGACGCTGGAACCCTTGCTAACCTCCCAGCCGGTTTTAAGGCCCGTGGAGTGCGTGTACGCAACTCTGATGAGCCACTACAGCCAGGAGAGTGGAGAGACATCGACGCCCCTGGAGGAAGTATCAGGGACGCTATTGTGCCTCTGCCCTACAAGGAGCCGTCAGCTACGTTGGCTCAAATGCTTGGTGGATTGGTCAGTGACGGGCGCAGGTTTACTGCGTTAGCCGATCAGCAGATGTCAGACATGAACCAAGAAACGCCTGTGGGAACTACGGTTGCCATGTTGGAGCGTGGAACTAAGGTTATGTCTGCAATTCACAAACGCCTGCACTACGCGCAAAAGTCTGAGTTCCGACTTCTCGCGCGTATCTTCGCTGAAAACCTACCTCCGGATTACCCATATGAGGTTGCAGGGGCACCTGCTGCGGTCAAGGCGCAAGACTTTGATGGTCGGATCGACGTCCTCCCAGTCTCTGATCCGAACATCTTTTCGATGGCGCAGCGTGTGACACTGGCTCAGACTCAACTTCAACTGGCTCAGTCTAACCCGCAGATGCATAACCTGCATGCGGCTTATCGACGGATGTATCAAGCATTAGAGGTGCAGAACATTGACGAGATCCTGCCACCGCCCCCACCACCGCCTCCTCCACAGGATCCAGCGGTAGAGAACGGAGCGATGATCAGTGGGCAATCTCCTGCCCCATCACCAGAGCAGGATCACGAAGCGCACATCCAAGCGCACTTGGCGTTGCTTGAGCTATCTGTTCTTCAGAACGCACCGGCAGTTTTGGCTGTGTTGTTTAGTCATATCTTCCAGCATGTCAGTATGAAGGCGCGCGAAATGGTTGATCAAGAGTTAAAAGCATTGACTGATGAGGCCGCAATGGGACAGCAAACTCAGATGGAACAGCAGCAACAGCTTCAACTTCTGGTACAAACTGGGGCAATTGACCCAGCCAGCGCCCAACAGATGGCGATGGAACAGCAGCAACAGCAACCACCACAGCAGCAACAGTTCGCTCCTGAACAGATCGAGGCACGGGTTGCCCAGATCGAGGCTGAGTTGGTTAAAGAGATTACGCCATTAATGACGTATAAAGGGAATGATGCCGAGGACCAAGATCCACTGGTAGATATTCGTATGCAAGAACTTTCTATTAAGGAGATGGAGGCCCAACATAAGTTAGCAATTGATCAGGCTAAACTAGAACTAGAAGGCATGAAGATTGAGCAACGTGCCGTAACGGACTCAGCTAGACTAGAGCTTCAAGAGCAGATTGCAGATGATCGCAGCGACGTTAATCGAGAAAGGATTGACGTACAGCGACAAGCAACGGAGCAGAGAAACTCCTCTTAAAAGAGGTAGCTAGAGTTATGAGTCACCGCTATGTTAGATCCTGTTAGTGCGATTGCACTCGCCACAAGTGCCTATAGGGGAATTAAAAAGGCTTGCGAGGTGGGCAAGGAAATTTCTAGTTTCACTGGTGCTATTTCTCAATTCGCTAAAGCAGCGAGTGATATAGACTTTCTTGAAAAGAAAGCACAGAAGCCCCCGCTTTATAAAATGTTTTCCAATACTCAGGCAACTGCGCTAGATATCTGGACGCAGAAACAAAAACTAAAAGAAATGCGGGAGGAGCTAAGAGAGTATATCTCTTTTGTGTACGGACCTTCTGCTTGGAAAGAGATAGTGGCTATTGAGGCACAACAACGCAAAGAACAAAGAGAGCTAGTTTATGCAAAAAAAGAAGCTATAGATAATCTGATTAATGGAATAATTATTACAATAATTGTAGGAATCAGCCTGCTTATAACAGGTGGCACTATATATTTTGTAGGACATCAGCAAGGTAAATGGTGAGTGATTCTAGTACAAAGAGGGAAAAACTACGTTGTATATGACAAACGTGGAAAAGTAGTTATAATAACTGTAGATAGGCACATTGCTATAAGTTACGCGAGGCAACAAAAATGACAGAGTTCGACAAGGCAGATCTAAACAATAACTCAACTATTGAGCGCACCGAATGGAACTTACTTGCGCTTGAAGATCGTAGGCTTGAGATACACGACCAAGATTTAAAGCGTAATGCAGAGCGTAGGTTCACAGGTTTTGCGTTGGC